GAAAAGTTGAAACAACATGAGAAATCATGTTTTCCAAACTGGCCAGCAAAGCTTGATAGAGTATTCCCATATGAGGCTTGTGGTAAAACCATAGGATCTCCAATGGGTCGCCCTTCTATTAAAGAAGTGGCGTCTAGACTGATTTGTGTTCCGAAGACCGCAAAAGGTCCTCGACTGATTGCCGCAGAGCCTGACGCCCATCAATGGTGTCAGCAACTCATATTGCGGTTCCTTTTTAATCAGTGTAAAACTCACTTTGGTGAGAATTTCATTGATTTTAGGGATCAGAGCAAATCAGGTAGAATGGTCTATCAGGCTTCCTCCGATCGAAAGCTTGCAACAGTAGATTTATCTGATGCTAGCGATCGATTGTCGTGTTGGACCGTGGAGAGAATGCTTAGGTCTAATGAGACCCTGCTTTCTGCTCTGCACGCCGCACGTACGAGGTATACCCTTGATGAAAATCTTGGGTATCGTGACTTCCTGTCATTACGGAAGTTTGCCTCGCAAGGTACAGCTACAACTTTCCCTGTCATGAGCTTAGTAATGCTTTGTATCGCTTTGGGTTCTACCCTTAGTGATACAGATCGCGTTACATGGGCTCGACTAAGAGAGTTGCGAACCAAGGTTCGTGTGTTCGGCGATGATATTATTTTGCCGACATACGGGTACGAGCGATTAGTGCGTGCCATGGAACTTCTTCAGTTGAAAGTGAATATGGCCAAAAGCTATATTCACGGACACTTTAGAGAGTCTTGTGGTTCGGATGGATTTAAGGGTTATGACATTACCCCATCCAAGCCGAAAACACTGATCGCCGACAGTCCGGCATCGTGCCAGGCTGTAGTAGACACATCCAATAATCTCTTTAATAAAGGATTGTGGAATGCATCAAGAACAGCCGAACTCCTGCTTCCTGTTTCGGTTCGAAACCGACTCAGGATTGTGGGTCGAAACGATGCTGGATTCTCTGGCTTCACCTCCTATACTAGAGGCGATGAACGTCATCTTGAGAAAAGATGGAATTCTCGCCTACATAGGTACGAGGTCAAAATTTGGCAGTTATCTGTCAAATCTAAGAAGACAGAGAGAGGAGAATTCGACGGGCTACTGGACTTCTTTGCCAGAGCATACTCTTCTCGCAACCCTAGGGTTGTGTCGGAATACGTCGAACTCCGGACGACAAAAAGTCGTCTTTTATGGGAGCCCCAGAACACTGATGCTCTCAGTTCTGATTGATTATGACATGAGAAAGTTGGACCATGTGCTTTTGCAAGCAATGGACTCAACTATAAGGCGTCGCAAAGGCTATCATGTTGAATTAAACATGCTTAAGTCTTGCGGTGCCGTTTCTGATGGCATTTTCATCAGTTCCAATGAGCTTCAGGACTCTTTAGCAGATTACACATCATACTTAGCCGCCAAAATGGTGCCTGAAGTATGATCCTCTATTCCGATTTATCAAGAGGATAGATACCCCACTTTATGTGGACTTCTTAACCTCTATAATCGGGTAGAGAGTGATCTTTGCCTAAGGGTCTTTATGGCCTGGGTGGGTTGTCACCAATTTTGTCTTTGCCGAAAGGCGTAATTTAGACAATTTGGTGAGAACATGGG